AACCCGTTGGGCGGTGGTGCTCCCTCCATCAGGGCTCCGACGGTGAGGACCGGGATCGTGATGAACACTCGCTTGTCGGTGATCTGGTTCGCGTTGATCGCCGTGTCGGCGGCGGGGACGTAGACCTCGGCCAGGACGACGGAGCTCGCGGGGATCGCCGGCTTGAGCGGCTGCGCGGCTGCGGTCCCGGCGGTGCAGGACTTCACCCCCGCGTTCGAGACGACGATGATGTCCTTCCGGGGGAGCGACCCATGCGCCGCCGTGATCGTCACATTCCCCGCGGACGCCGCGGCCGGGACGTCGGCGACCATGACCGTCCCGACGGCGACTGCGACCGTCATGTCCGGCGAGCCCTGCGCAGTGACAGCGCAGCCCGAGATCACGCCGGAACCGACATGGCCCGCCGTGAGGATGTCGATGTCAACGGAGTCGGGCTCGGCCTGATCGGGGAACCCGGCGACGCTAGCGTTCGGGATCGTGAAAGGCAACGTGCCTCCTAAGCGCCGACGTGTCGGAGTGAGACGGCGTCGATGTAGTGCGGGTTCGTGCCGACGTTCTCGACGAGCTGCACCTGCACCGCGGCGAAGGCCGCTGTCGCCGGGGCGACGGCCTCGTGGGTCCCGTTGACCCATTCCGTGGTGCCCAGCGGCAGCCCGAACGGCCCGCCCTGATCGGTCGAGATGGTGGCGCCCCCCGACGTGTACCACTGGATTCCGACGAAGAAGTAGATGCCCGCCCAAAAGCTCCGCACATAAGCGGACGCCCGGTACGTCTCGCCGACGGTGACCGCCGCGGTGTTGTACGGCGTAGTCCTGTAGGACCCCCCGATCTGCGGGACGCCGTACGCGTCCCCTTCCAGACACCAGACCCCGACCAGCGGCACCGATCCCCCGGCGAGGCCGACGATGAAGATGCCGTTACCGGGGGGGCTGTCGGTCGAGTCCTTCTCCCAGCCCGACGAGTCGGTCTCCATGCTCGACTGGTTCGCCGTCAGCAGATTCGGGTTCGACACGACCGAGAGTGGCGGCGCGAGATTCCACGTCACGGCCCAGTTCTCCGAGTCGTCTACCTCGATCCCTATCCCCTGGATCACGGAGAGCTGCTCGAAGAGCCCGCCGTAGATCGGCCGGTGTCGGACGGTCACGCGATCCTGGAGCTCTTTCGAGAGGAAGAACGACCAGTCGGCGGCGACCCGGTCGACGCGGAGTTGGCTAATCCGTCGCCGGGGCTCGGCGTACGCGTCGACGAGCGACTGCGCGATGTCACCCATGTCGCTCGTGCCGTCGAGGATCGTCGAGACCGGCAGGTCGGACCGCCCGAACTCGACCTGCGAGCCCGTGTCCTCCGCGAACTGGTCCGCTAGCGCCGGGGCCGAGACCGTCACGGCGTTGAATATCTCTGCCTCGTCGTCGACGATCGTGATCCTCGAGAACGGGTACTCGCCCCCGACGTATCCGAGGACCGTCCCGGCTGGAGCGGGCTCCCAGTTAGAATCGCGGAAGACCGCCCAGCCCTCCTTGCTGATGAAGAACGCGCCGAACTCGGACGCCGCGACCTGGACCATGTAGTCGTACCGCCCGGCCTCGCCGGTGCTCGCCTGGACGGTCCGCGTACCCGGAGCGATGTCCCGCTCGGTCGCCGGCCAGGTCGGCGTCGCGCCGTCGAGGACCGCGACGACACGCTCGCCGGTCAGGTCGCCCGACGTGCCGTAGCCGGTCGTCGAGCGGTCGCGGTTCAGGCGCTTCGAGGCATCGATCGCGTTCCACGTAACCTTCGGCTGCAAGCCTCCCTCGTCGAAGGTCAGCGGCCCGCCCTCGAGCCGGCCCGTGAAGAGCGCGACCTCGAGGTCGGCCCCACCGCCGAACGCGTGCCCTCCGCCGATCGCCGAACCCCCGACCGCGAACGGTGTTCCGGTCGTCCCGACCGCGGCGACGACCTCGACGAGCTTGTTCGGCCGGATGTTCGGGTGGTGCGGCGACGCGGCATTGTCCGGGTCGTAGTCCCCGCGCCGGTTCCAGAGCTCGATCTGGCAGCGGCCGGGAGCCATCGTCTCGCGCTCGCGAGAGCGCCCCCGCGTGATTGCGAGGCTGAGGACGTCGCGGGTCACGTCGGTCCTCGTCGCGCCCGAGAACGTAACGAAGACCCGGAGGACGGGGGCGGCGACGAGCGCCATCTACTTCCGAACCGCGCCGTCGAAGAGCGAGCCGCGGCGGTCGAGGATTCGCGTCAGACCCTTCTCGGTCGTCGTCGAGACCCTCTCGCCGTCGAGGTTGACGTCGTGCGAGTGCCCGCGGCGCTCGAGCGCGGCGAGCTCCTTAAGGTCGTCGTGGAGTCGGTCGAGCTTGTTCTCGAGCCGGTCGATCTTGTTCCCGAAGAACGACTCGGAGAGCGCCTTGCCCGTCTGCCGGGAGAGCTCCGCGATCGTCTTGAGCGCCTCGTTCGCCTCGGCGATCTGCTCCGGACCGCCGGCGAGCAGCGCCTGACCGAATCCGGCGCCCTGCTCCGCGACCTGGGAGAGCAGCGCCTTGCCCGCCCCCTGCCGCTTGAGCGCCTCGAGGACGTCCGCGAGCTGCTCCGCCTGCGCGAGCGACGAGGCGACGATCGCGCCGATCACGTTCCCCGTAGCCCCGGCGAACTGCTCGGAGCTGAAGAGTCCGCCGAAGTCGGCGAACTCGGCGAACCCACTCCGGATCGAGTCGGCGAACGAGGACGCCTTTCCCTTGACCTTGTCCAGCGCCGCCCCGGTCTGCTCGACGAGCTTCTCGATCGAGCGCCGGACCGCGTCGAAGACCTTCTGCTCAGCGTCGGTGATCCCGTCCGCGAGGCCGAGCATCATGTCGACGCCGAGCTTCGCCATCTCCTTCGACGGGGACTTGGCCTGGGCGGCGCGCCGCGCGGCCGCGATTGCCTCGGTCACGGCGAGGGCGGCGGCGTCGGCGACGTTGTGCTTGCCCGCGACGATGCCGGCGACGGCGCCGTCCATCATCGCTCGCCCGACGCCCTTGCCACCCTCTTTCGCCGGACCCTTCGCGTCGGTCGCGAAGTCCTGCCAGTTGCGCTTGTTCAGCCGGCTCAACGTGACGGCGTCTTCGGCGAGCTGCTCCTTCGCGCCCTTGCCCGCCTCGACGAACGCCCGGCGGTACTCCGGCGGGAGCGCCGCGAGCGCCTTCCGCTGCTCGGTCGAGAGCGATTTGTCGGCCAGGATCGCGCGGAGGTCCGAGCCGAATCGCCGGGCGATCTGGATCGCGGTGCCCAGCTGGTTCCGCAGCTCGGTCGGCGTGATCGAGAAGACCTCGTTCAGGTTCTTGAACTGGCCGATCGCGACACGGGTCGACGAGACGACGCCGTCCTTAAACTCCTTGAACGCCGCCTGCGACGCGAAGCCGAGCTGGCGAGCTCCCCGCCCGGCCTCATCGAGGGCCTCCTTGACCCGTTCCTGGGCCTCGACGAGCTGACCGGCCCCGAGGCCGGCAAGCGACTGCCCCTCGACGAGCCCTTCGAGCGCCCCGGTCGTCAGGGTGTACTTGATCCCCGCCGCTTCGAGCGCGGCGTTGATCCGATCGACGTTGCCCCCGAAGCTCTCGGCGCTCCGTCCCGCGTCCTCCCAATGCATCGCGATGAAGGCGATGTCGGCCTGCGCCGAGTCCGTCAGCGCCGCGAGGGCGACGTTCGCCTCGACAATCGGCGTCGCGAAGTTCCCCTGCGGGTGAAGGGCTTCCCAGACCTCGACGATCCCGGCCGCCGCCATCGGGGCGTTCAGGGCGAGCTTCGGGAGCGCGGCGACGAACGACCCGAGGCCCGCGAGGAGACCGCCGCCGGCCGTGAACCCGGCCGCTCCGAGCGCAACCTCCCCTAACCCGGTCGCGATCCCGCTCAGAAGCTTCGGGACGAACGTGACGGCCTTCATCGCGAGGAACGCCGCGAGCAGGAGCTCGAAGTTCCGAGCCGCGACGCCCGCGACCGGGCCGAGCACCTTCATGATCCGAACGACCTGCGGGAGAAGGTCGTCGCCGAGTTTCGTCGCCTCGACCGCGACATCGTTAAGCGCCTTCTGGAGCTGGAAGGACTCCTGCTCGGCGGTCGTTCGGAACGCGGCGGCCAGGTCGCCGCTCGAGTTCAGGACCGCCTCGAAGATCGCGTCGACCTTCTCCGCCTCCTGGACGGTCAAGCCGAGCACGCCGGTCAGGGACCTGATGTTCGGGACGACCTGGCGCAGGACGTTGTTGTACTCGGCCTGCGTGTTCGTCTGCTGCTTCGCGGTCTCGTCGAGCAGGCGTAGCGCACCGATGATTCCGTCCTCGGCGATCACGTCGAGCAGCTGCTGGGAGGAAAGCCCGAGCCCCTCGATCGCCGCGGCGGCCTCGGTCCCCGGAGCGGCGATCGCCTGGAGGACCCCGCGCATCGCGGTAACGCCCTCGTTGACGTCGAGCCCGATGTTCGAGAGCGCGGCGAGAGACGCGGCGACCTGATCGAAGGTCACTCCGATCGTCGAGGCGATCGGGAGGATGCGGCCGAGCGCGTTCGCGAACTCCTCCGGCTCGGCGCGGCCCTCTCGGACGGCGGCGACGAGGATGTCGGTCGCCCTCGCGGCCGTCAGACCCGACTTCGAGTAGGCGTTGAGCGCCGACGCGACGATGTTCGCGACGTCGGCCGTCTCGCCGAGCCCGACGGCCGAACCCTTCGCCGAGGCCTCAAGGGCCGGCATGATCTGGGCGGCGTCGAGGCCAGCGGACGAGAGGAAGAACAGAGCGTCGGCGAGCTCGGTCGGAGCCTGCGCCGTCTCGCCGGAGAGTTCGAGAACCCCCTCCTTCATCCCCTCGATCGCCTCGGCCGACGTGTTCGTGATCGCCGCGATCCGCGTGAACGACCTGTCGAAGTCGAGCGCCAGCTTGACCGAGAGCCCGCCGAGGAGGCCGAGCCCGGCGAGGCCGACCGTCCCGACCGCCGAGAGGCTCGAGGCCATCGTCCTCGAGCTCGCGACCGTCGAGGCCTGGGCCGCACGCATCTCGGCTTGGTACTTCGCCGTGTCAAGCTCGAGCTGAACGATCGCCTTGCCGATCACGCCGGCGCCAGCGCCGCCGAGGAAGGAAGCGAGGCCGTCAGCCATCGGCCCGGGTCGCCAGCCGCAGCACCTCTGGCTCGAGTTCGGGTTCGGGCTCCGAGGCGAGTGCCCTCGTCAGGGCTGCGCGGAGGTTGAAGGCCATCAGGTCGTCCTCCTGCTCGAGGAAGGCCGCGGGGTCGGTCCCCCAGGCGCGGTGCAGCCCGGCGTAGTACCGGCCGCTCTCGGACGCGGCGAAGGCGGCGAGCGTTCTCACGTCGAGAGACTCGCCACCGGGAAAGGGACGTCACGCATCGCGTAGCCCACGAGGACGTCGAAGTCCTCCTGGTCCAGCTCCGCGACGACCTCGGGAGGCATCTCGATCTCCGGGCCGTCGAGTTCCGCGAGCGAGGGCGCGAGGCGCTTGATCGTCAGCCGGACCATCTCGCGGCGAAGCGTGATCCCCGCCGCCATGACCTCCGGGGTGGGGTCTTCCTCGTCGAGCAGTTTCGCGATCGCGTCCTTCTCGGCCTGCCCGTTCGAGCTCGCAACCTTCTTCGCGAGCTCGTCCATCTCCCGGAGGACCGGGAGCGGGATCAGGCCGGTCGTCACGGCGTCTCGGATACGGACGAGGCCGATCGTGGCACCGAGTCCCGAGGGGAGCTCGATGTCGGCGCGGTTTCGGGACCGCACGAGTTCGAGCGGGTCCATGTGTGCCTCCTTCCCGCCGCGACTCCGGGGGACGGAGCGCATACGGCGTCTCGATGGGGGGGTGTTAGGATCGGGTCCTTAGGAAGGGGACCCCGGATGTTTGCTTGGGCATACTTGAAAGAATCACTGGGCCGGTGGGTTTGGGCTTGGTGGACATTCTGGTCCCAGACTTAGTACGTCGTCGAACCCGACACGCCGAACCCGCTGCAGCTCAGGATCAGTACGCCGGGGTCACGCCGTTGGCGAGCACCGGCTTGACGTGATCGCCCGAGGCCGGCTTCATAACCTTGCCCTCGATCGCGAGGATCAGCGGGTTCCCGGCCGCGTCCGGATCGGGCGGGGTAACCGTCAACCAAACCTTGTCCAGCGTCAGCGCGAACGTCCAGGTCGGCTGGGTCGTGTGCACGAAGTTGAAGATGACCTTGCCCGACTGGAACGTCGAGAGCGGGGTCGTCCCCGTGATCGTGCCGAAGAACGTGTTCTTGTACGACTCCCAGTTCTCCCAGTAGAGCGACATCGTCATCGACGGCGTCAGGCGGGTGATCCCGAGGTTCGAGACCGAGGCGCCGTTGACGGTCGCGAGCGCGTTGATCGGCTTGTCGACGACCACCGAGAGCTGCTGGATGTTCGTGTGCGTGATCGCGGTCGACGTGTCCTCGTCGAACTGCATCGTCGCCCCGACCGCCTGGAAGTAGCCGTCGGCGAGGCTCGCCGGAGTCGTGACCGTGTACGTGGCGTCGACCGGCCGCTTCCCGACCGCCCGGAAGCCGACCTGGAGCGGGCCGCCGGCCTCCGTGCAGACGAACGTCATCCCCGCACACTGCCCGGCCTCGTAGGTCGCCTTCTTCGTCGCGTTCGTGAAGTCGTCGTACATCGCGATCCAGGGTCCGGTCGCGCCGAGGCCCGTGTACGTGTGCGTGTACAACGGCCCCGCGCCGGAGATCGTGTCCGTCGGCCAGAGAGCCTGGAGGAGCCTCCCGAGTGGCGCGGCGAAGGCCGGGACGGTGATGTCGGCCTCCCAGTGCACATCGGGGTTCTTGTACTCGTCGCCGACGATCGAGGCGGCGTCGGTGACCTCGACACGCGACGTCGTCTGGACGGGCCTCGGGCGGCCGGAGAAGACCGGCATCGAGTAGCCCGCGACGGCGGGGATCGTCGTCTCGTCGGTCTGCTTCGCGATCCCGACCTCGTACGCACCTGCAGAGGGCGCGATGGGCATCTGCTACTCCTTCTCGCTAGGGGAGCGCGCGGGCTCCTGGACTCGCTCAATCGCCCCGGCGGCGGCCGCCGACTCGAGAGCCGTGACGACGTCCTGCTGGTCGTCGGGGACCGTCAGCGTCCCGTCCTTCCCGAATCGGAGCGGCTCCGGCCAGACGTTGCCGTCGTGGTCGACCCCGTTGATCTCGACCGGGAGGTCCTTGACGTTGACCTTGTACTTCGCCATCGCTCTCCTCCTCTACGTCGCCTGCTTGACTCGGATCGCCCTTACGCCGAGGGCGTACCACCGAACCGCCCCCGAGCGTTCCGCGAACTGGATGCCTATGTACCGGACCTGGGTCGCGTCGGCGAGCGTCAGGTTCGCGATCACGTAGAAACGGTCGCGCGTCGCCTGCGCGAGCTCGAGCAGCTCGAACGCCGCCTGCTCCTCCGACACGCCCCGGGAGGACTCATCCCCGGCGTGCTCCCAGTAGACGACCCGGTAGGTCTGGGTGAGAAGGGACCCGCCCGGTGCCGTCGTGAACGGGTTCGCCTCCTCCGGGACGTCTGCGACGGTGAAGACCGAGAGATGCCGCTCCCCCGCCTCGGCAACGAGTTGCCCGGGGTCGTACGGCGAATAGCGGTGCACGATCAGCGACGGGTCGGCGAGGGCGGGGACGCTGGACGTCAGGTCGTCGACGACCGCGTCGATGAAGATCGACCAGTCAGAAGCCACGGAGCGCTCCGGATGCCGCTCGACGGTAGAGCGCGACCCAGGCGGGGAGCGTCGGGCGCAGGAACGGTTTCGCCGGCGTCCCAGGGTGCTTGATCGGGCCGGTGACGAAGCGCCCGTCGGCGAGCCGGAGCACCTTCCCCTTCTCTCCGATCGTATGTGGCCCGGAACCGCGCTCGATGATCGGCGCCAGCGGATGCGTCGCCGCGACGACATCCCCGGCGACCCGGATCGAGGACGAGACCCGCCTCGACGTACAACGCGCGCGGGCGAGGGCCGCCCACTGCACGCGGGCCGGCGTCGCGGCCAGGATCAACCGCGCGGTCAGCGGCTCGGGGTGCCAGATCACGATGGCGTTCACGCCGTCACCGCCATCCGGCGGCCGTAGGCCGAGACGATCCGCGCCATCTCGCGACTCTCGCCGATCACCAGCGATCCGTCCGCGGTCTGACGCTGCACGACGGTCGAGAGCGGGTCGCCCGTCGGCTTGACCGTGTCGTATACGCGGAGCGCGACTAGGCGCTTGATGTCGCTCGGCACCGCCGCCCAGCCGAACTTGCCGACCAACTGGATCGCGTCGGCCGCCCAGGTCGTGAACGAGAGCGAGTCCAGCCAGTCCCGTTTCCGGTACCCGTCGGCCATCGCCGTCCCGCCGTTCAGCGACGAGTGGAGCCGGTAGGACGTAGCTGCGATCGCGGTGATCGTCCCCGAGAGACTCCGGGTGCTCACCGTGGTCAACGACCTCACGCGCCGGGGAACGTACAGACGCGAGCCGATCGTCCCGTCGACGTAGATCGTCTCGTCGTTGTCCGGGTTCGGAGGATCGAAGTCGTCGTCGAGCTCGAGCTCGATCAACCCGGCCACCTGAGCGATGAGCAAATCGAGCTCGGATTCCCCGGCGTCGCCATCGGTCAGGACCAGCCCCTTGCACCAGGACTTCTGCGTCTCCTGCCGGAAGTCGTCGGCGGCGATGTAGGCCATGCCTCAGAAGACCCGCTGCCAAGTAACGGTGCCGTCGACGAGCGACTGACCGTAGCCGATGCCGGTCTCCGACGGAGGAGCCGCCGCCGACGTGCCGCCGACCGTCGCGACGTAGAAGTTCCCCGCGACGAACTGGACGTATGCGCCGAGGGCATACGCCGTGCTGTTCGCCCTGGTCGTCGCGATCAGCGTCCGGCCGAAGGTGTCGAGGTTGGCGGCCTGGACGTTCCGGCCGATGTAGTCCTTCACCGGATCGGTCGTCCCCGGCGTCGCGTTCGCAAGCACCCGACCGAGGTAGTCCCGCAGTCTCAGCGTGGTTGCCATCAGCCCTCCCTCAACGTCTCGATCAGGTCATCCTTGGCGCCCGAGGTCGGCAGGCCCTTGCTCTCGGCGAGCGCCTTGAGCTGGGCGACCGTCCGGTCCTCGTACTTGCCGGTGCCGGTGTCGATCTCCTCGACAAACCCGGCGACCTCCACCGCTTCCGCCGCCGGCAGCTTCGCCAGCCGCGCCTTGGCCGCCTTGGCCTCGGCTGCCATGCCTGCGCCCTCGTACCGCTCGATGCTGCGTTCGAGTTCCAGCCGCAGGAGGTGGTCCTCGGACATGGACATGCGGTTCTCCTTTCGGTCGGGGGGGGGACCGGGGAGGGACCGGAGCCCCTCCCCGCCGATGTTGTCCCCGGCTCGGTTCCTTACGTGGCGGTCAGCTCGATGATGCCGTTGTCCACGACGCGCAGCGGCGTGAAGTAGCCCGCGTATGCGACCTGAACACCGAGCACCGACGGCTCTGTGACCTGGAGCGTTCCCACGCGCTGCTCGTAGACCTCCTCCGCAGCGGTCGAAAACACGAACGCCTTGTTGGTCCCGAGCCCCGCCGACATATACGTCGGAACACCGGCGACGGTACCGACCAAGCCCTGCCCGAAGTTCCCCGCCGACAGACCGTCCCCGGTCTGGGAGACGTTCACGATCGGGACGAACAGCGGACCGAACACCGGCAGCCGACCCGGCGACAGCGCCAGCACGACTTGCCCGAGCCCACCTGTCGCCGTGTAGATCGTGGCAGCCGCTGTCCAGACCGCGGTACGGATCGTCGCTGCCGTCGGCGAAGCTCCGTAGCCGACGTTGGTCGACGTGGAAGCGTCCAGTGAGACACCCAGCGCCGCCTCGGTCTGGATGGCATACCGACTCGCGAGATCGTTGATGACCGCGTCCATCGCCGCCGGGTTGGAGAAGTCGATGTCCTGGCGGGAGACGTTGACGTACCCGCCGTAGGTCACCGCGTTCGCCTGGAGACGAGTGATCGTCATTTTCTGCGAGACGAGCTCCGCCTTCTCATCCGCGGCCGCGCCGGCCGCTCCCTGCACCGCCACCGACGTCCCCTGCGTCACCAGAGGCCGGAACCATGTGGCAGCCTCCAACGGTCGCGGCCCGAGGAGATTGACCAGCGGCCGCCCCGAGTCGATGAAGTTGAGCACCCCACCGATGATCGGGTTCGGGATCAGACCGGCGTTGTCCCCGGTCTTCTGGTGGGCCGCCGCACGGCCGAAGATCTCGAGCCGTTCGGCAGCCTCGCGGTTGTGGAAGTGCGCCTGGTACAGGTCCAGCGCATACTCGCCGGCCGAGCGGTACTCGATCTCGCCGTGGTCGACCTCGTGGCGCATCTTCGCCATCTGGGTCTGGACGTCGGCGGCCTTCTGGCGGGCCTGCCGCGAACGATCCGAGGCCGCCTGGAGCGTATCGGCCTGCTCCTCCGCGACCTCGATCCGCTTGCGCGCCTCCGTGATCAGCTCCTGCTCGGAGCCAGTCAGATCACGCTCGGCGTCCTGCGCGTTGGCGACCGTGCCCTGGATGAACGAGTCGCGCTCGGCGATCTCTCGCTGGAGGCGCCCGATCATGGCATCGGTCTTCGTGCTCTCTTCCATCACTTCCCCCTTAGAGGGTCGTGGGCGTAGTACGCCCTCGGACTAGGACGGCCCTCTCGGCCAACGAGCACCCGCTACCCGCCACGCCTGCGCGTGACCTACCTCCCTATGGAGGGGTCCGTAGTGCTTACGTACCAGAGCGCCTACGCGCTTCCATCCACGCCACGACCTCGTCGATACGAGGCGTGTCCAGCGCCGGCAGGTCTTCCGCCTGCCGTCGCCGACTGCGGACGTCGATCACCTGGGCTCCCTCATACGCTCCGTTATCCGGGAACGCGAGGTGGTCGACGAATGCCCGCCGGATACTACGCTTCTGCTGCACCCGGTCGAGCACCTGATCGGAGCCTCGTACTCCGAACGCGACGGAGACGCCCAGAACGCCCTCCTGAGCGAGGGTCAGGGTCTCGTCGCCGAGCGGTGTCTTGGCGATCTTCGCTTGCGCGATGAGTCCCTCGGGCGGCTCGGGGGAGAAGCTCACGACCTTCCCGATGAGTCCCGATCGCCCCGTCCCGCGCAGATGTGGCCCATCGTCGTGATCGCGGAACACCTTGACCTGGAACTTTTCCGGGCGCTTCTCGATCCCGTCGAATGCACCGCGCTCGATCGTCTCGCGCCAGACCTGGCCGCGGTACTCGACGATCGCCTCCTGTCCGTACGGAACAGCCAGGACTTCGATGATTCGCTCTAGGGGCTTCACGTCCTCGACGGTCGCCGACCGTGACTCGATCGGAGCCTCGCGACGGTTCTCGGTCTCCTCGGATGCGTAGAGCGCGCGCATCTGCGCCTTCGCCTTCTCTTCGGTCGGATGGCAGCCCTCGCTCTCGCCGTCGTCGTTCTTGATCACGCAGAACTCGTCCTCGCGCTTCTCGATGTGCCACGGCACTACTGCTCACCTCCGGTGATCGCGTCCATCGGCTCGGTCTCGCTCTCGCTCGGCAGACCCGGCGCCGCGCCCTGGAAGTTTTCGTACACCGCGACCGCCTCCGGCGTCACAACTCCGGCCACGATCAGCTTCGCCCATGCGTCCGCGCGCTGATCGAACGGCGGCCGGCTGTACTCGTCGCGGTTGATCTCCACCCGCTGCCCGAGCGGGAGCGCCCAGAACGAGAGCGCGCTCATGACCTTGACCGCGAGCGACCGGAGCTTCTGGCGGTCGTGGAAGTCAAAGAGCGTCGAGACGTTCGAGTACGTCATCGAGTCCCCGCCGGAGGGAAGGCCGACGAGGAAGGGCGGGACGCCGAGCAGGACAGCGATACGAGACTCGTTGAACTGCTCGAGCTCGAGCATCGCCATCTCTTTCGGGGAGACGGCGGGGTGATCGACGAGCTTGGCCCCGCTGTCGAACACGGGCGGGGCGGTCGCGTTCTGGACCCGGGCGGTCATGTACGCGTCCATCAGCTTCTGCGCCTCGTCCGCCGTCAGAGACTCCGTCGCCTCGATCGTGCGGGTCGGTACTCCCCCGGTCGAAGCCATCTCCCGGACATACTTCGCGATCAGCCCCGCCGTCAGCATCCGCCCGCCGGCCACCTCGAGCGGTCCGACGCCATGCGCTCCGTCCGTCGTCGACTTGTAGCGGATGTGCAGGATGTCCTCGGAGACATCGGGGCCGGTCGGGCCACCGATGCGGTAGACCCGCACGCCGTTCTTGAACTCGACGTGGAACGCCCAGGGCGGGATCACCCGAAAGCGCATTGGGTAGGCGTCCGAGAACCGGCTCATCGACATGATGAAGACCTCGCCGAGCTGGACGTCCCAGAAGAGCTGATTCGCGAACTCCTCCCACGAGGAGTAGATCGACGGGTCGGGGTTGACCATCCACGACGTCGGCGAGATGACCTGCCCGGAGCGCGTCCGGTAGACCGGCAGCGTCGAGAGCACCGAAGCGTTCTTGTCGATACACGTCCACGCGACGTCGACCAGCTCGTTGAACCTCGATGCGCCGTCCCAGTTCGGGGTACTCCATCCCCCAGGCCAGCCCGACCAGGGCGACGGGTAGAACGCCGGCAGCGAGCGCGCCTCGGCCTCCGGACCGACGACCTCGAACCCGTCCGGATCGCCGTCGGCCATCCCGGCGCCGACCGACGCCGGCGGGTTCGCGTTCGGGATCTCGCCCTGATGGTTCACGCCGGTCAACCAGGACCACAGTCCCATCAGCTAGCCCCCTGCCCAGACGTGGATCGTTGGCGCGTGCTGACCCATCTCCGTGACCCCGTGAACCGCCATCACCAACGCGATCAACCCCCTGGCCCGATCGGTGACCTCGTACCGCTCACCGGCCTCGTTCGTCTTCATCGTCGCCGAGAGTGCGTGGGTCCGTAGCACCGGGTCCCCGTCGTGCATCAGCAGGCCCGCCTGGAGCATCCGGTTGAAGGTCCCCGTAGCCGCCGCGAGGGCCGCTATCGACTGCGGCGCCTCGACCACCGCAAGCCGCTTGCCGGCCTCGAGCCGCTTGCCGGCCAGCAGCTCTCGGGACCGGATGAACCCGACCCCCGGCGCGTGGATCTCGGCATCGTAGGATCGACACAGCTCGAGGATGCGGTCCTCGGTCCTGGCGAGGATCGAGGTCCCCTCCTCGGCGTCGATGACCTCCACCTTGCAGGCCACTCGTCCCTCGGGCCGCGAGGCCACGAGAGCGATCGCGGCGTTGTGCCCGACCGACGGGACCAGGACGACCCGCTCGCCCGGCTCGATCCGCCCGATGTCGACCTTGCCCCGATCCCAGGTCGTCGCATCGATGGGGGCATCGTCCCCGACCCCCCACCTCCCGCAGGCGTACCGCATCCACTCGCCGGGGCTCACCTTCACCGACCAGGAATCCCGCCGCCGACGAAGCTCGGCGACCGTCTGCCAGGGGGCGGGGTTCGCCATCTTGACCAGCTTCAGATCGTCGGTGTCGTCCTCATCTTCAAGGCCCCACTCCACCAGGACGACCGACCCGTCCGGGGAGGCATACAGCCGCCGGCGCCCCTGCTTCTCACACGGATGCTGGATGGCCTGGCCCCGGATCCGGCCCAACGGGGAGTCGAAGTCCACCCCCGGGTTCGTGATCGTGATCATCTGTCCGTGCCGCGGCGTCAGGCCGTCTCGGAAGATGGCGTAGAGCCCGCTCGTGGGATGGTGCTGGTACTCGTCCACGATCGCGAGCGTCGGGATGACGCCCTGCGCGGTCCGAACATCCGCCGGGAGGACCCGGATCCTGCCCAACCCGTAGCGGATAACCCATGTTCCGCGGGATACGTCGAAGATGCCCTCGTACTCCGCGTACTTGCCCGCACCCGCCTTCCGGCGGCGATCCAGGCCGGATTGGAAGACGAGG